TATAATCCGCAAAACGAAATGTTCTGGCATTTCAGAACAAAATGTTCCTTTTCTAAAACGAAACGTACCTCTTAACTCTTTTTTCTATTAATCACATACAATAAAAAAAGCACCGAAAAAATGTATTTCTTCGGTGCTTTTTATTGTATTATTTATTGCATAATTCGCAAAAAATCACTAACTTTATAGCATATAAACAGGGCATTATACTTTGTTGTAACGCTGTTCTGATGTCATTATAACGGCATTACATCATGCTGCAGTATCTGTGTGTGGTTCATTATTATGCTTATACAGCATCATGTCTGTATATCCAGCGTTATAATTCATGTGTGCATTGAATTCGGATTTTACACAACCTTCAAAAGGGTCTCCCAGTGTCCGGTTCTTTCCTATCCATTCACATAGTTCCACGATGGACGATTTATTTGATGTAAAGTACACAAATGAATGTCCATTCAGAACGGTCAGCACATCAAGGTAATCAGACAGCTTCCAATACATTGAGTAGGTTGTAACATCTGTGCTTAGGTAAGGTGGATCTACCAAGAACACGACACCAGGCATATCCTTGTATTCATTAAATATTTCTCGATAGTCTTTACAGGTTATCTCCAATCCTTCCAGATAGTCATTACATAGGGAATAATCAGCCTTACGTATGTTATTGTAAAGTACTTCTTTGCGCATTCCGTCAATGCTCATTTTGTATTTCATGGAAAACATAAGGGAAGACGATATTGTTATAAAATCCACATATCCCCATTCTTTTTCTTCTTGTTCAATACGTTTATATATTCTTTCCCGTGCTTCCCCTGTAATCGGTTTATGTCTTGGCACACCTTTCGCTATCTCTCTGAAATCCGATAGTAACAAATTCGTGCGTGGTATGTTCTCCAGCCTTTTACGATAGTTATCAAAGTCATTATATATCACCTTTGCATCCGGGCGCATCCGTTTCGTTATATGTGAAAGCAATCCTGAACCACCGAACAAATCAACAAATATGGCACAGTCACTAAAATGCTCCAAAACTTTAATATATTCCCTTGCAAACATACGTTTTTGCCCGACAAATGGAAGCGGTGCGGACATATACAGTTTTCCTTTCATACGTTCAGTTCAAATTTAATGTCCGCCTTACCGATTAGAAGTTCGCGGGTCTTCTCTTCATTGTTTTCATAGATATGCACATTGCCCAAATACAAGGTTATGGACTTCAAAGGCAGTTCTATCTGTCGTGACATAAGGTACAAATGATAAATATCAGCTGGCAATCCAAGGTTAGCATCGGAACTTCGCTGGTATGCCGACAATACCAAACATCCGTCCTCAATCTGGAATTGTACCAAGCTAAGACATGGTGCTTGATTACTTTCTACACCAGTTGCACCCAAAAACAACACATAGTTCTTGCTATTGCGCTTTTCCGCATTGATTTTTTCAATGAGCGGTGGCAGCTTTTCAAAATAGGTAGGATAACTGTTAACTAACGTGTGGCCACAATAATCCCACCATGTAATTCCTGCTTCCTGGTATTTCTTCACATCACGCTCCCCTTGCATGAATAGATTTAATTCATCTTTCAGCTTTTTACGTGCAATACCATGTCCTTCAAAAATATCAAGCAAATCCGCCGGGGTCATGCAAATCTGTTCGTTTAGCAGGTAGCATATTCTACCTTTCTTATTTTCCTGTACTTTCCCTTCAGAAAGTATTTTTGTCAAAATACGATGATACTTGTTCATGTCTACCTCCTCTGTTTATGATTGTACAAAGGTAGGTTGACGGCACATTATCGTCACGACATATTACAAACATTACACTGCAAATGGTTTGCAGTCACTTTGAAATCGTTTCAAAAGACCGTAAACTTTCCTTTCGCTCACTGCATACTTCTCAGAAAGAGTGGCAACAATATAAGAAACCTTTTCACCCTGTTGGTACATATCCACATAGTCTGAATACAAGTCTATATACCGGGCATCGTCAAGACGTATTCCAGCATCCTGTAGCTTTTTCAGGAGCTCCCGGTTGAAGTTTATCAGTTCAAATACTTTCATATTCACATTTTTTTGTACCTTTGCAACATCTCACTTACATACAACGTATAAAAAACCACGAGAGTGGCCAAGGGTATTTGCCCCCGGTCGCGCTCTCGTGGCGTATATACGTTAATATGTAGGTGAGATGACTATTAACAGGCCGGGGCTTTTTTTCTATCTCTCCCCCGTAGAGATTATCATTTACCCGGCATCATACAAAGCCAAGTCCAACGCATCCTTCTTCTTCCATCCTTCAGACAATGCCGTCTGGATGTGCTTCATCGCTTTCACATAGAAATCCTGGAGTGCTTCAACCGTTTCAAACGTCCGATAGCTCGGAGAGTCATCAGTTCCCAGTTTGAAGGTTACAGGTAAGTTCTGCCCACCAGTCTGTACGGCAAGGTCGTAGGCAGCCTTGTAATTGAACTGGTTTTCGTTTGACAGCCATACAGGTTGACCCTCGTATTCAAATCCGGACAGGATACGTTCATCTGTTTCGGCATTGTACCATCCGGACACCAACGACCGTACTTCTTCAACATGTGGTCTATGGTCAAGTTCTTCTTCCATATAAGAGGCGGAACCGTCCTCTCTTGTTTCCACGTCCCAGCGGACGCGCCATCTATTTTTCACCGGGTTCGTGCATTCCAGCACCGGAACTCCGGCACTTCCTTCTACTCGTTTCATATCAGGTAAAAACATATTTGGTCCGACCTTTGCCGAAAGTCTCGCTTTTGATTACAGTCTCAAAAGGAAAGCCGTCCGGCATTTCTCTAACTTGTGCGAGAATGTTTTTCATCTCCTCACTGTTGGTGAAGAATTTACATGCCTCCCCGTTTTTCTCAATGGCGACAATACACCTGTCTTCACCCTGTTCTGTTTTAATGCCCGTTTCAAAGTCTTTGACTATGATAGGCAGGTTTACCAATTCCCGGATACTAACAACTGATCCAGGGAACCGTTTCTTTCCGTCATCCGGCTTGTAAGAAACGTTCAAATCCTTAAATGATTTCATTTTTTTGCCTGTTAATTTATTAAACAACTTATTACAATCGGCGTGCTTTGCCATCCCGTAAAAGGATGCTACCAGTTCACGACGCCTTCTTCTCGACTTAACCTCGTGCATTTTTCGGGCGAACTTCTGCTTGATACGTTTGCGTAGCCGGACATGGTCCGGACGGATCACATAACCAAGGAAGTCTATGCCCTCGTCCACGGGGAATACCCTCTCGTTCGGCTTAATGGAAAGCCCGATAGAGTTCATCTGCCCATGAACGGCATCACGAATCTTCCATAATTCCGCTTTCGTTTCACCAAGCACGACACCGTCATCGCAATATCGGTAGAAATGACGGACACCGTACTTATCTTTAAGGTAATGGTCTAAAAATACAGACAAAAGCAGGTTGCCCAGCCCTTGCGAGGAACGCAGCCCGATACTGATGCCTTCCGGCATAAGGCGGGTGAAATTCTCAAGCATGGCAATGAGCTTCTGGTCCTTAAATACGCGGCGGACACAATATATCACAAAATCCTGCCCAACGCTCTCATAGAACTTGGATATATCGAATTTGTAACAATACTGTGTACCTTCCGGGTCTTCACACATATCACGGCGTATATAGGCCATCAGGTCGTGCATGCCGCGATTCTTGATACTGGCTGAGGTTGTCCTTATGAACCGTTTTTTCAGATGCCGGTCAACAACAGACATGACTGCATGAACAGCAATGCGGTCTTTCATAGTAAGAACCTGTATCCGCCGAATCTTACCGCCTTCACATATAGTACGTTCACGGTAATCCTTGACGGTGTAGGTTCCGGATGCTATCCGACCGGACAGTTCCTTAATGACCTCCTCCCTATGCGCAAGCAGATAACGTCCCTGGCGGCTCTTCTTACGTTTGGAGCCGCGTAGAACCTGGTCAAACGAGGATGACATATTGGAATAATCTGCAACCTCTTCTACAATATAACCTTCTCTGCGCATATTTTTTGTTTTCATGGAAGGTATAGGCCTTCCTTCCTCCGGGTCTGACTTCTTCGAATCCATTTAGGGCCTACCAAACTCCACCCGACACGTGATTTTTCAGCTTTCCGCCTTACTGACCGATAAGGTCATGCGCTGTTGCTGGGGCTTATCTCCCTCGGCACCGCTTTGGGGACACGTCCCCGGTGCTGTACGCCGATTATTTGATTTCCAGACGCGAGCCGACATTCGTGTTCGTGTTCGTAGCATCGTTATTCGCATTCGCATTCGACACACCGCCATTCGCGTTCGCATTGTTGTACCCGCGATAGACCACACGGCCTATTGGGAGACGCCGCCTTCCTGTTACAAAGGTAAGCAATATCTGCCCAAATCATGCAAAAATGCTACAGTATCAGCCCAATATGGCGCAAGTCGGCCGTTTTTCAAAAAAAATCGACCGGCTTCGCCGGGAGAGTTCTTTCGCTACGCTCACGCTTTGACGCTTTGGCTTACGCCTTTTCGCTTAACGACTTATATGCCACGACGCTCGACGCTTTGACGAGTTTTCCGCGGAAGGCCAGACGCGAGCCGACAAACGTGTACGTGTACGTAGCATCGAAATACGCATACGCATTCGACACACCGCCATACGCGACCGCATTGTTGTACCCGCGATAGACCACACGGCCGGATGAGGTTGAAATGTAATACTTGTCGCAATAGTATGTTGACGAAGATCCGTTCACACTTCCGACTGAAACAACGTCCATGAATTTGCCGTGTGCCACGGCTGTCGTCCACTGGTCGCTGCTGGTTCGGCCTTTCACGAAACGTGTCGTTCCGTCCGGCATCCAAATGCGCCATTTCCCGCTGTTGCCGCTGTCGTTCGGCAAATCCACCCCATCCATCATGTCATACTTGTGGCCGAAAATGTCCTCATATCCAAGGCAACATATATTGTTTACCTGTATCACGGACGGTTCACCGTATTCATCATTTGTCTTGTACCAGGCGTATTGGTGGACAAGCCCGTCGATAAGCGAATTCGTCACTCCAGGATTAATTCCACTGGCCTCCTCGTAACCGATGGTATCGGTCATGCCATAAGGGGCAGTTCCTCCAGTAGTACGCATATTTGTGTGCTGTCCGGCACCGCACTGCTCCTGGCTGTCACGTCGGCCGTATTTCGCATAGAACAGGTTGGCGATGCGTGAATGCATCAGCGCGTCAATCTGCTGCATACCTCTTTGCTGGCTGTAGTAATGGAAATCTGACCATCCAAGACTTGCGGCGGTACTGCTGCCCGTGATACAAGCACGGAGCTTCGTGCCGACAATACTGCTGCCGACGACAGCACATAGGTGTTCATCGTTGGCAACCCATTCCAGTTCCATATCCTCTATCTTATCACTGTTGCTCAAAACCACACAGTCAAATTCAGCCGTGTTCAGGATTGAGAAATACAGGAAGGCGGCCCCTTCCGGCACATCGCAGACCAGATACATACCCGCCTCAAACTTGCTGCTCAAGGTGGGAACAATAATGGAACTTATAATGGTTCCGTCAGAACGGACGAACAGTGAGCCGACAAGGTTGGTGCCTGGTACACTTGGGAAACGGACACGCTTATGTCCGGAAACGTCTACCTTGCATACGGAATAGGTACTGTCGGTGCTGTAGGAGTTCTCCAGCGTATCCTTGCCTGTCATAATCTTACGGCCTGACTGCCACCCTCCGCTGCCTTTGATGTCATCAAGGGTCAGCACGTCCACGTCCGGACATTCCGGCATGTCTTCGGGACCATTGGAACTGTAACAGCTGTAATGTTTGCCGCCGAGATAGTCATTGATGCCCTTGCTCCAGAAGAACGGTTCGTACATCATCCAGTCGCCTTCGGTTCCGTCCAGCTTTGCCGGAGTTCCGTCCGCATACTTGTTGCTGTCCGCGTCATCCAGGGGATAATAGGTCATTTCGCCGTCAGTATTATTCACGGCGGTATCTGTGTTCGCTATGTTCACCTGACGGGAAGTCGGCATCTTTGTGACCTTGGCCAGGACACGGTGACGCTGGCCCAATATGGCTGTGATGTGACCGCTCGGAACATAAGAGTTTCCGTATTTATATCCGGTTTCGTTGTCGAGGTTGCTGATATTAGCATCGTCAGCCACGTCGTCATCGAACTCTATCATCGTATATTCCGGCTGTCTTATGTTCAGTTCATCAAAACGTTCTGTGTACTTGTTGAATGTATCGTCGTCCAGGTACTTTGTCAGGCGGTATGTTCCAACGAGCTTGCAGCGTGAGTTCGTGGTATTTCCGCTTGCATCGATACCGCCGAGACCGGCATCATACCACTGCTTGAGGTCGCTGCCGTCACCTTCAAGTTCTATGCCCGTAATACGGATATATTTCAATGCTCCTCGTAAAGCAAAAAGTTCCTTGAACGCGGACAAACCATTTATAAGAGCACAGTTCTCAATCCACAAGTCGGTAAGGTTGGCCTTGCCCTCAAAGGTGATGGAATTCCATTTCAGGTACTGCATAGAGCGCAGGATCAATGTCTGGAAATTGGCCGGAATGCGCAGCTTGTTAAGAACGGCACCTTCAGCAAAGGTGATTGTCGCCAGTTTTGTGCATCCGGACGCGTTCACTTCTTCCAGACGGTTGCATCCGGACAGGTCAAGGCTCGGAAGGTTGGTGTAGTTGACCACCTCCAGCTTGCGCAGCATCGGTATCTTCGTACCAAGAACCAGCTCTGTCAGAGCGTATGTCTTTGCGCTGCTTCCCAGGATAAGCTCCTCAAGAACCGGAAGTGTCGGAAGGCTCATGTCGGTAAAGCCACCCCATGCGGACAGGTCCAGTTTCTTCATCCATTCACCTCCGTATAAATGGAAGATGGTTCCGATGTTGGCCGTCTGCCCATAAGTATAACTCCATTGCTGGTCCTTCTTAACGGCGTCATGTGTCATGGTGTCGCTTTCACGCCGGAACTCAAAATAGAAGTCACGTGCTGGAGTGGCCTTGACGGTCGCACCGGCCGCGCTGTTGCCCTTGAAAGAAATATCTGTGGCCGTATATTGTCCGGCACTATATCTCGCGTCAAAAAGCCCCATTCGGTTGCTAACCCACCAATGGCGGTGTGACTGTCGGCTTCCCTGCATGGCTTCCAAATATGAATATTTCACGTTGGTCACCGTGCCGTCCTGATTGACCTCAACACCGATGGTCTTAGGCTCCACGTATTTATTCAGCGCATCAAGGTTGTATATACGTTCACAGAATTTTGCGCTCTGTTCGTCATCGAACATGGCGAAAATGGTACTGTTGCTCATGCGCTCCCTGATTCGTTTATAGGCAGCCGCGAGTTCGTCCGGGAACTGTTCGCGCAGGTTCTTCCAAAGGACGCTGTCGTGTCCGGCATAGGCATACACGGTCTTGTCTTCCGTTGAAAGTTCCGGGTCGGTCGTGTTTTCGTCCACATCCCAGGAATACTTCAGACGGCCGTCGTTACGCACACCGAGAATGGTATCACAGTCATAGAATATCATATAGGCAAGAACCTTGTCCTTGTCCGGATCATACCAGAATCCCATCATCATATTTTTTACGCGCTGGTCGACACATCCCATGATATCCGTGAACATGTAATAGTCGCACAGATAGTCCACATCGAACCAGTTCGCGAGCTCCGCCTTGAACTTTGCACCGTTGTTCTGTGTGCTCTTAACCCATTTTACAAGTGGCTCAAGATATTTTGGTTTCCGGGTTCCCGCCTCATATTCGGCGTTGATATCGTCATCGTCCGGGAATCTCGCCTCAAATACCTTCAGCCAGTTCGGGGTACCGTCGTCACCCTTTGTATCAAAGTCATCGTCCAGAAACATACCCATCGGGTAGTCGTTGTTCAGGAACTCCCAGCACTCGGTCGGATTGACACCGCCGAATTTATCATTCACCCATGCCTGGTCATGATATCCGGGTATGTCGCAAAAGCCGAACACAGCCTCTGTTGACTTGTCGTTGTTGAAATTGAACTTGCCAAGGAACTGTGGAGTTTCGTCCAGGGTACCGCGGTAGAACAGGTAACAGGGTTCGCCGTCGATGGTTGTTCGGACATCATATCCATACTCCCCTGAACAATGTGCCTGTGCCGGGGTAAGCTCTCCGGCGGCCGTCAGGATATTCTGAACCAGCTTGGCCATACCGGTATTATGCGAGGACGAGGATTCGGCAAAGTCGGCCTTCAGGCAGAAGCAGTCAACCGGGGCTGCCGCCTTGTTGGACGTACCTGCAGGACGGAAGGAGTATTTGGCCGTTTCCTGTAATGTTCCTCCCAAGCCTTGCTCGTCACAGCCCAGATACAGGTCACCGGCCACCTTGGACGCATTCTTGAAATAAATGCGGTAGTTCTTTATCGGATAGGCAAGCGACGAGGTTCCCTGCAAACGGATACAGCCTCCGACACAACGGAAGTTCAATGCCTGGTTGCCCTTCACGACACAAAGCATTTCGGTAACGTCATACTTCGGGTCCTTGTCATTGTTGACCGCCGCCTGGAGCACTGTCGGCACGCCGTTGTCCTCACGCCCGGTAACGATGATATATCTCATTCCGTCCGGAACACTGTCCACGGTCACATTTCCGTTCTCGTCGATGACATTGTTGCTCTCGTACATGGATATCATCATGTCGGAACTGTCCTGGTCTATCATATAGGTTTCCAGAACTTGTGAATCACTCAGGTAGGTATCGTATGCACGGATGAGGTAGACGTCTGTTGTCGCACCGTCTGACCCCAGTTCTATGTATGCCGGGCTCGCCTGGTATATGCTATCGGATGTGGCTCTCTGAACTGAACCGGACATGATACCGTTGATATACAGGTACACCATCTCCGTATTCTGTTTTTCATATTCAGATGAACCATCTGTACTTTTCGGGAAACTCACGAATGCCACCTCATAAACCTCTCCGGAAGCCATTTTCATCGAAAGCGTACTGTTTCCCTTTGTGGTCATCCTTGCTTCCTGTGCGGTGATTACAAAACCGGTACCGGACGCATCCAGGCACTTGATGACTTCCGCATCCTCATCGACGACCTCACTGACTTTGTATTTCACGATGAAGGCAACGGCATTGGTGACATTCTGTTCCGGCTGTTCCAACGGCCTGTGCCGGATGGTAGCCCTTGCCGTATCTGTCAGACGCAAGGCCTCGCCAGTCCAGCCGTCACCGCCCCATTTGAAGCCTTCGAACACAGTTTGAATGCCGTTATAACTCCATTCTTCACGGTTGACATCGCTGTTGCTTCTGCCCTGTGCTGTCAGCTTGAGTGTCATGCCGTCTGTCGGCTCGCTGATGTTCAGGTCGCTCTTGGACGCAATGAGGCGGAAATTATAGGTTGTCACGCCGACCACGATACGGCATTGCTGTTCGCCGTATTCCGATGCCCGCAGCGTCAGGTTCTGTACCGTGAAAGGAACAGATGCGGATGAGGCCAGTGTGTCACCGACATAGACATCCGCCCTTGTCGGGGTCTCTCGCGGGTTGTAGGCTGCATACTGGAGCGTATAACTGTCGTACTGTTTGGCCTGAATATAGGGCGTTGTCCCTTTTTCTATGACCGTACCGTCTGCATAGTCGAACCTTGCAGACACTACAGGGGTATTGTTCCCGGCTTCACGGATGCCTACGGCAAAAAGGATACTGTTTGACTTGATGATGCTGCCGTCCGTCAGCTCCAGTTCCACCACAAGCTGTACGGTGTGGGTTCCATGTGTCAGGTTGGTTGTCGCAATACTGAAACTGCCGTTGGCCGTGGAACTGGTGATGCTCCGGTCCTCTGTGTCGGTACCGTCAACGTAACAGCGCAGGGTCTTCGTTCCGGCACCGCTCAAGGCGTATGGGATAGACAGTGTCTGCCCGCGTGTAACGGCAGTGGAAATGCTGAAGGAGCTGCTAAGAGTGAGCTGTACCACATTGATGCTCCAGGTCACCTGGGCGACCTGCATCTCCGCGCCTTCACCGACTTCCACACGTACACGTACCGTGTTGGTACCGACACCCATATATTTCGTGACATCTACCGTATTTGTACTTCCTGCAGATATGTTTCCGGTTAAAGTATTGGAGTTCGCTCCCTGTGTAACGGTAACCGTCACACGTGCCGGGTTTCCCGTGCTTTCTCCTGTAGTGGTGTCTGTCTGGTCGTATGTGTAGGTCAGTTTCACTTCATCACCGGACTTCACCGTCTTGTTCGGGGTGACACGGGTCAGCACGACTTTTGTCGTGGCAACGGTTCCGCCGCCACCACCGGTGAACATGTCGCTGGTGCTGATAACCTCCCCGGCTTCATTAAGGAGGCTCAGGGAATAGGCTTTGTCCGCACCTTCGCCGATTTCATTCAACTGGAGGGCGGTTCCATAGGTAGAAGCCTTTTCGTTTATTTTTGAGGCCACCGCTTTACCGCTCACCGGATTGGTGGAGTTCTCGTTTACAGCCTGATCAACTTCAACCACAGGTATGTCAAGGCTTACCTCGCCCTGTTCATCGGGTGTAAGGTCTGAACTTGTGGTGCCTTTCGTCACACGTATTTTCTTGATTGCATCACCGCCGCCGTAACGGTTCCAGGCTGACGGGGTCAGGAAAGACGAAATGTCCGTGCCTTCAAAACGGTAGTCGAGCCACTTTCCGGCTGACGCTTCAAAGGTTATCACCATACCGAGCTTGCTGTCATCATCGATATCGGCATCGGCAAGAGCGGCCACCGCAGTATCCTTGGTGTAATATCCGGATCCGAGAGGATGCATTTGAGTTACGTTATAAAATCCACTTCCGGAACCGCCACCACTGGCTTTGACAAGTGTATTTTCCTCGTCACTCCAAACATATACAGTTTCACCAAACAAATATAGTTTGTCCTTTAATATACTACTTCTTGTAGCATCAAGATACATGTCTGCAGTCAACCAGTTATTATAAAATTTTGCTGATGTCATACTACCAGCTAAGTATGCAAATATGCCTTTACTCTTAACAAAGGCAACTCTTCCGTCATTACCTCCGTATGACATGGATTCTATTTTTGCGTCTTCCACAGCCATGTCAAATCTGGCTGTTGCTCCCTTCATAGCAGCCAATGCGGTGGATTCGTATTGCTCAATTACTTGTTGAGCCTGAATAGCGGCTGTTTCGGCTTTTTGTGCTGATGCATTTGCTGTTTCTGCAGCAGAGTTTGCACCTTCTTTTGCAGCCTCAGCATTCCCAGCGGCTGTTTCAGCCTTTTGTGCCGCTGCCTCGGCTTTTGCAGCGGCATCAGTAGCTGGTTTTTGCAGCAAAGAAACCGGAACAGACACAAGTTCATTTCCCTTAACGGCAGGAAGTGAGTTGACACCGTTTAGCGATGTTACCTCTTCCAGTTCCTGCACGCCCTGGCTCTCTGCCTTGATTGCGTTGAGAACCTGCTGTATGTCGTCTTGTGATATTGCCATAATTATGCAGTTTTATATTGGTTGAACATTTTTCTTGTCTCCAGGTATTCCATATCATTCTCATGTTTGTAAGCCTCACGTTCAAAGCTGATGGCGTGGTATGCGGCATTTGCATTTCTCAGTCGTACAAGATGCCACACCCATTCAGTCAGGTACAAAATATAGAAACCGATATAAAGAAGCTCTTTCATCTGTTCCGTGTGGATTGCCTCATGGTTGAAGTCTGTTTCTGACATGATGCAACCCTTACGTACAAAAAGTAGCCCTAAAAGATTTATACACTTGAATCCTTTGAAAGGAATCAATTCATTATATACTATTTTCATTGATACCTCCTTCCTCAAGCTGTGCTCTTAACCCGTCAATGAAATTAGGTGCGCATAGTTTATATGCCACATCTTTTATCAGTCTAACTTCATCATCGGAATATTCCGTTTCACCCTCGCTCCGATAGATTTTCATAGCAAGTGCATGGGCGCGAATTCCATTGATGTTCATATATATCATGTCTGCAAAACTTTCACGCGCATCGCCTGTCCGTTTGTTTTTTCCACTTATACCTATTGGTACAGTAAAATTCTCAAAGTTTAATTTTGCCATAATTATTATAATTAAACATATATTGCTGTTGTATTTATCACTAAAAATTGAAAACCACCGTCATTGGGGCTATCATCATCACCTGTATAGACATCAAAATATGTTGTTTCCTGAGCCGATACAGATGCATACCTTCCAGTTCCCTCAGCAAACCCAGTTAGGAGTACGGTATAGTTATTTTTGTCGCTGAATGCCTGACCAAAAGTTATCCTGTATTTTCCCGTGCCTATTTTTGAAAAAGTAATATTTTCATCATGATACTTTTTAATCTTTACAAGACTGTCATTCCTAACCATACCATAAAACATTACATGTAATGGAAATCCGTTGTCATGATCTGACTTGTATATTCGGTTTAATACAATCCAACCTTTGAAATTATCACCCTCACCGTATCCTATTATCTCCACACCACTATTTCGAGGTATTTCCAATGTGTTCTTTTTTACTCCGTTCTCGAAATAGTATTTCCCGGATGGGGCTGTGTGTGTCAATGTTCCTCCTGAAGTATCTGCCCCCCAGTTGTCGTTCATGATTATAGCTCTAAAACCGTTATATTCTGACGAAAAAGGAATCACCACAGCTGTTTGCCAACCTCCACCGGGTATAGGTATAACTACATTATTGTTATTCTGAAGTCCAAGTGTTGAAACAGTTAAAGGACCGTCAGCGGATAGGACATAATAGCCGTCACGGAATGGTGTCCGCAGTGTACCATTAATGATAACATCTGTCAATTCAGAATTTTTTATTGTAGCCTTAATAGTTTCAATACTTCCATTCTCTAAAATCTTGAAATTACTGTTTGCCGTCACAAGTCCTTCCAACGATATATTTTTTGCTGATATTTTAATGTCCGAAGCTGTCTGATTTATCATTGACACAATGTTTCCATCAGCATCAAAAGCATATAACTTGTTTGCCATTGCGGTTGTTACAAGTCCAGCCTGATTCTTCAATACTCCGTTTTCGTCAAAATATTGCGACATCAATTCGTTATACTTTGCCGTTGTGACGATGCTTGATGTTTCTATGACATTGCCGTCCTTGTCAAAGTTGGCAGCTGCTATTTTTACCAGCTTCTCAGACTGTTCGAACAGCGTTTTGTATTTGTATGCCAAGGCTTCTGCGCGGTCGGTACTCAACACCAGCATGTACAGGTATATTTCACCCGTGAAGGACAATTTGAAGTCGCCTGTTCCATTCCATAATCCGGAGTGATTGAATATCTGGTATCCGTCCGTAACGTCAAGTTCGCCATCGTAGGAAAACTCGTTGAAATTCTCGAAACCAGATTTATCCAGTCCTTCGAACTTGATGATCATCCGTCCGGCTTTTGCTACGCGATAGAAGAAACTCAAATATACGGCTTCCGGTTTTTTCTGTCCCTCATCATTTATATCGTTGTAGTCGGGAATAAAGCGGAAGTTCTCATGCTTCTGGAGGATATATTTGTTCCGGATAAATACAGTAGTACGTCCGTCATCGGTCTTGACGGTGGCGTAATTGGTCTTATCGGACAAAGGTGCTCCGTTCGCCCAGATCCACTTGCTTCCCAGCAGAAAAAAGGTCGCCTCGTTCTCGGTATCCCATTTACTCATCCCGTTCCCGAATGACGCGTTGTCCAGATAACTTTTGTCTTCAGTGAAGTCTTTTCGCAAGCCTTCTACGGCAGCCTCTATTTTCCCTTCTGTTATTTCAAAACGCGTCAAGATGTCCTCACCGGTAGTCAAAACGAACGTTCCCATCAGATACACGTTGTCGCCGTACAGTCCATTGCCGTGCGGCTGGTTGTCTGCCGGAAACCGGCTATCGCTGATTCCGTCCAGGTTGCCAAGCCGTACACGGAGGCAGTCGTTGAAATTCTTGGCGCTCACGCCGTCCAACACGTCCACCCGCGGCTGACCGTCCTCAGTAGCCGCAATGGAGATGAGGTTCTGGCGCAGTCGGTTTTGCGTGTTGCCCATCAACACACATTCGTCGCCCTCTTTCGGCTCCACACCGTCAAACTCGCTCACGGGTACAGTGATGCCATTTCCGTCCGAGGCGGACACTTCGACCCAGTAACCGCGTAAGGACGTTCCGGTGAACTCCGCGCAGCGCATCAGGTCGTTCGCTACGAATTCATTGTCCTGCTCGAATGTGATTTTATAATTGTCTCCGTCCTTCGCTACAGCCTTTATTTTACCGCTGGCCGCACTGACGACAAATTGGCCGCCAATGCTGCGCACCTTCTGGATGAGCATCTCCAGGGCTACCAGCGTCTGTCGGATGGTCACCTTGTCGATGGTCAGGTTGCTTAGCCCCGTCAGTTCGTCCATCCACAGCTGCCAGCCCTCGCCGATCATACCGTCGACAAACCTGACGGAACGCAACAGCTCTCGGACGACAGCAGTCAGCCATTCGGCGTTTCCGTCACCGTCCACCGCTGCACCGTTTTCCCCGGCTTTATACTTGCCGAAGTCGGCCCCTTTTAGGAAACGTATCTTCTCCTGTGCAGTATCCTCGCGTAGTTTGCTCAGGGATTCCTTCAATGTCCTGCGTGCAGAGAATACATTATTGTCGGTCGGGTAAGTGTTATCCCAACTTCGTATCAGGTCTGGGAAGCTCCCAGATGTGGCAGTCTTGATATAGTTCTTTACATCGGTAATGCTGTCGCTTATGGATTCCATTGCCCCAGTGCTTGTCGCGTCACTTATCTCGATATCCATCTGCGAGGGAAGGTTCACTTTTCGTGTAACCTTTGTAATACGGCTGCTTCTGAATCCCGTTTCTGGGAAGTATTTGTCACTTTCCAGACGGACACGCCGACCGATGTACAGGTTTATTCCGTGTTCCTCGATATAGACGTGGTCTGTCGGTGACTTGTAGCAGTTTACATCTATTCCGTGTTCCTCATTATATTTGTCAACTGCCTGCTTGAATTCCTGCTCCGCCAGTGGATAATACTCATCCGGCATGCGTATATTCCAAAGGATATATTTGTCTCCGACTTTCGGAATAAGCGTATCGTTGGGAAGCTGAGTGTCGTCATCATACGGCCAGATGGTGATAATCTCGAACTCGTGTGTGCCGCTGTCGTAGTTCACCTCAAAGTAGTAGGTACCGTCTTCCTCGTCGCCTAAACCGGCCAGTTCACTGCCTTCCTGGAATGACACACGTTTTACTTTTTCTCCGATTTCATAATCGTTCGGATCGAATCCCATGCTGTCATCACGGAAATAATATATTTTGTAGGGATTACCGTCCTCGCCTGTAACCTGTTCGCTTCTCACACCAGTTACGGTACCAATGCGCTTCGGATAAATATCTGCGAAAGCGTCAGCCTCATAATGATGCCATATACCATATTTTTCAACATTGACATCAATATGCTTTTCACCGTTCGGAAGCTGGAGGCGTGAATGTCCGTATCGCTCCGGATCTATATTCCGGCTGCTTCCTATCGGATATAAACGGGTGTAGAACTTTACATTGTCCGCCATGTCACATTCCAGGGATGACAGCCCCTTGCCATAAGCCAGCGTCACTTCCTCTCCATACTCACACCGGCACACATTGACGGTCTGCCCCTCACACCACCATTCGGCACGATTTCCAGCTTTCTCTGCCACCTCTTTCAATGCCTCGTCACAGTATTTTCCTTCATAGTCAATAACGATGTTTTCCGTACCTTCTACCGTGCCGACTTTCCAGTCGGTGGTATTGTTCATCCCGTTGTTGATGCTTTTCACAATCAGGGCGACATGTTCTTTTGGTGGGGCGGTTAATGTAAAAACCGGCTCGTCATCCCCGTCAGTATCATTCAATACGAGAAAACGCTTCAGAAGGCTTTCGATTCCGTACAGCTTGACATCATACTTCCACTCAACGGTTGATAGCTGCTCCGGCTTGTATTGCTCCATGAGCCAGTAGCGTTCGCCCTGGAATTCTGTGTAATCATTCACCTCAAGCGCAATATGCTCGTACAAGGTAAAAGACAGGGTGAGGATATTGTCGCCCTGTATCTCCTTGACCTGTGTACTGTTGTCATCTGCTGCTATCTGTGCCTTTGCAATGCCGTCACTTCCGTATATTGTTATCATATTCTAATGCCGTTTTAATGTCGTTATAATTGGGGCTGCGGTTCGCGGAAAGTCACGTAAAACCTGCTGGCCTGTTTCCCCTCCTTCCAAAGGTATGTCAGGGGTTCGTAGTCGCTCGATTCTTTGTAGAATACATGCAATGTCATATCAAGGTCAGGAAAAAAAATATCCAGCCATCCGTCATCCCCTTGTTTAAGGTATGAGATAAATTCTCGGTATTGCGAGAGCCAGGTTTTCCGTGTGTCTGCGTATATGGCGAAGTAGAGCTTTACATCACGAGCCTGGTTTTTCACGTTCAAAACTGACGAATATCTTTCTCCGTTCTCTTCGCGAATATCTACCGCTACGTGTGTCTTGGTTTTGGACGGGGCCATAATAGCCTTCAGGTTGTTCCTGTCGCCACGTTTTTTCTCCACCAGGAAGGCACCAAATACCTTCCAAATATCCGTTCCGTTCACTAACACCTTATTTCCGAGTATATTATCCATTGCCATTGTTACTTCATTTTAAGTCCATCGCGAATAATTTTCTTAATATCCTCCTTTATATCAGCAAGATGTCTTGCACTATTTCCGGTGTTTTCCTCAATGCGACTGAGATGGTCGAGAGCAGTTCCCATTTGCGAAGAAACATCTTGTATCTGTTCGTCCATACTGGCCCAATGCATAAGTCCGGAAGTGAACATACCCTCCAGTTTTGTACCCTGCTCTTGGCTCATAGCATTGAAACTCCCCGACTTGCCAGTCTGTGTCGTGCCGTCGCTGTCTGAGTTGATGAACCCAGCCTGGATCATCGCATCTCGCCAATCTACACCTTTTTCCGCTATCGCCTCATTCATCTTTCGTATCGCCTCAATCTCATCCTCGTCCAAACCATCCGGAGCCGCATCTGCAATGTAGTCGTATAATGCCTTGATGTCCTCCTGCAGCACCTCGTTTACGAATGCTTCCGTTAGTGCATCCGATATCGTACTGTTGATGAAGTCTGCAAAATCCTCTGTCGTACTCTCAGCATCTTTCAGCATCTCTTTGTACTTGTTAAGGAAACCGTCCCATGTGTATCCCGTTAACTTCTCGTTCAGCGCACCTGTCAGTTCTTCCAATGTTCCAGCACGTTCAATATATTCGTCCACTTCATCTTTTGGGTTTTTATGTCCATCGCCACTGAACAACTGCTGCCACTCTGCAGGATTACTGTCACGGAGTAGCTTCATCTGCTCTGGTGTTAAGTTCCACAAATCACCCGTGTTGTCAACTGTTATGTTGATTCCATTTCGCCGAAGTGTTTCCGTGAAAGCGTCCCAGCCGGCCCAGTCGCTTCCAGGAGAATGAGAATTGAAACTCTTTTTGCCTCCGAGCCCGAGAAATCCATAACCTGTATTGGTCCATGCCGATGCTAAATTCTTTATTATCTCGCGTTGGTTATTTTCCCATTCCAACTCCGCTTCACGTGCATCGTTGTAGTAGTCTATACTTTCCTTGTTCGTTGTATCACCTTTGCCAATGCGTTCGGTCAATCCATCAATACTTTCTTTCAAATATTCGTTGCTCTCCGTCAGGCGGTTCACTGTCTCCATGACTTCCTTGTCGTTGCCACCGAGCCACGAACCCAGCCCTCCAAAAGTCAGCGTGTCGAGGATATTCCCGACACCATTGACAACAGACTGCAGAGGCTTGGTTATGATGCCACCGCTGAAAATGTCGTCAAGAACACCGCCGACGGAACCGAGAACAGTGTCTATAAGGTTCGACACAATACCGCCAACTCCATCCTTCGCCAGCATGTCCAGTACGCCGAGGATGGCTGATATGATTTCACCAGCAAGCCCGGAGTCTCCCAACGCAGCCGTAAGGGTGTTGGCAGCTTCACTGTCTTTCCCAAGCAATGATTGGAATCCTTTTGCAAGGGCGTTGCCTGCCTTTTCAGTCACCTTTCCTCCGAATAGCTTGTCAAGTTGCATTGTACCATTTCCAATGCCCTGCAGGCTATCGGAAGAAAGCCCGCGCAGTCCGGCGGCGAGATTCTCGAACATGCTCTTGGCCTTCAATGCGGATGAATTCAGGTTTGATGTTGCGCCTTGTACCTGCGAGCCAAAGGCATTGACCTGTTCGGATGCGTCCATATATGCTGCCTTTGTTTCATCAACTGCTACCTGCGTGGCCTGTATCATGCCGCTGTTTCCGCTACGGACGGCGGCGTCATGCGCTTTTTGAGCGTTTACATAATCCGCCTCGGCTTTCCGAGCGGCTTCAACTGCTGCCGTATATTCCTGCATGGCCGACTGGTAGGTCTTTATGTCATCTGAGACATGTTTGAATATGTCACTGTCCCAAACGGCATTTGACTGCTCCAGCCTGTTGATGAGCTCATACAGCGTTTTCTGTTCGTCTATGTCCGACTGCTTGAATGCATCGCTTTGTGCAATGGCCTTCAGCCTATCGATGGTCGGCTTGAGCTGCTCCTTGAACATCGTGCCGAACTCTCCGAAAACACTTCCCCAATCTATATCCTGCCTTATGGCATTGATCTCGATCTGTTGCAACAAGCGGTCTCTTTCGGCGGTGAGGGACAAACGTTCCCCATTTGTCTGAGCCTTATTTATCTTTTCTGCATATTCTTCGGCAATGGCGAGTTTCTTCTGTTGGTACGTGCCGTACTCTTTCAGATAGTCGCGCATAGTCCTTACCTCGGCAAGGTAAACTTCGTTTGTCCGCCGTTGCTGCTCCTTGGCCGCGTTATCACGCGCTGTCTGCAAAGCGTCCTGTTGTTGCCGCGTAAGGCCGTTTGTAAGTCCAGGAGTCCCTGCCTCCTTATTCTTTTTCCTGAACTCGTCTTCCTGACGGTTAATTTCGTCAAGCCTCTTCTTATAGTCGTTGTCAATTTCCCTAAGTTTCTTTTCTGTGCCTTCCTGCATCAGGGAGATTTCGTCGTCTTGATTCTTCCGTTGTAATTCAAGGAGATCATTATTCATTTCTTCCATGGCAGCCTTTCGCTTCCCGACGACATTTTTGTCTGTTGTATCGATTTTTTCTTTTTGGGCATCGTATGTCTTTAACCCCAGACTGTCATATACCGCCTGTTCAGCTTCTGTTTGTTGCTTTATGCCTTCCGTGGCCCTGCTAACAATACTATCAAGCTGGCTCCTTGCCTCTTCATTGTTTTTTTTCAGGCGGTTTGCAGCCTCCCGACTGCGTTGGGCATTTATCTTTGCAGCACCAGAAGCTGTCAAAACGTAAGCCTGTACCGCATTATTGGAAAAGTTTTTATAATCAATACCTTCAGTCAGATTTGCCAATTCTGACAACTTGAAATCTTTTTGCCCGAAAGTGGAGTAAGACTGTCTGTCTTTAGCTATGGTATAGTATCCGCCACCGGCCACAGTAGACTTATTGTATTCCGTCTGTTTAATATATCTTTGTGTGGCATCTGTTATTTCCTGTTCGTATGCCGCAGCCTTAGCTCTTGCAACCAACGCGTTAACTACTGCATCTGTGTTTTTTACAAACAGGTTTTCAGCATCGGTTACATTATTTATTGAAAATCCGAGCCCGTGAAAAGCGTCCTCATTATCCTTGACGAACTTCTTTTTCGCATTCATATTGTCACCAAGTGCGTTATATTCGCGTGCGAGCCTTTGGTACGCGGCTATATTCTCTCCAGCTGTAGTGGCAACACTATTACGCCATTCATCGTTCAACTTTCTTACATATTCGTTGAATTTCTCCTGTGATTCACGTGTTTTATCCAATGCGTCTTTGGTAGTGAATAATCCTTTCACCCATTCCACAATTTCATCACCATACATAACCAGTAGCATGATACCGGTAGTTAATGCTGTCTGCCATGAAAACAACGAGGAAAGGACTTGCTTCCATACTGGAGTTCCCTTTTGCCCAGAAGCAACCAGAGCATCGTATTCCTTCCGCGCCCTTGCCAGTTCGTCCGTGAATATCGGTAGGTTGTTGCTTATGGCAAGAAAGAACATTTGGGGTCCCATAGCAAGTGAGGGCATTTCTCTCGCTATCTGTTGAATACTCATGTTAAGGCCATTATATTGTTTTATGACCTGTTCAGTACCACGAGGAATGGTATCTGTATTTTCTGCCGTTTCGTCCAATGCCTTCAATTGAGTCTGCAACTCCTTTATCTTTGCTTCCACTTGTTCTATGGCTGCAATGTTCTTGCTTTGGTCAAGATCTGGATTTGCCTCTTCACCTGCCTTTTTCATAGCCGCAAGCTGTACGTTGAGTGCACCGATAGCAGTGTCAAGGATACGCACACGTTCTGCCGTACTGGTGGCCTTGTCCATCAGCATATCCAAATTGCGTTGCATTCCTTCAAGACCCGTACTAAAGCGATCTTTCAATAATATCTCTATTTCTACCGGTTTTGTTGCCATTTATTTCTTTAAGTTGCTTTGGAAAAATCCTATAATATCTTTTGCTTCATCATAAGCGCTCTTATCCTCTTTCTTCTTACGTACATAGCGTGGGGCATCTGCAAGCATCATTATAAGAGTCTGGTAATTCATGCCTTCCAGAATGTAATCTACACTCCATCCTGTTGCACTGGCTACCTGCCAGACAAATCCGAAGGGGCTATGGGAGGGCTCGTAGACCGTCTTTAACTCCCCATCTTTTTTTGGCTCAGTCTCAGCTTCATCGGATTCGTCCTCTCTGCTGATCTGATAATACTCATAAAAGGGTCAGTACCTAAAAGCATCACGAAGTTCTGCATCGCCGCCTCCATATAGGCTGGCTCCATGAATTGGCGCACCCACCATGCAGTCAGTCCCACAAAAAGATGTCTGCTCCACCAGCCACGGCACAGGGTGTAGGCAATCATTCTACTCACAGCCTTACCATGTACGGCAATGAAGGACATCTCTTCGTCCTTGGTGAACTTCTTCATTTCAGCCGCAGACACGCCCAAAGATATATAAACCTTTGACAGTCGTATCAGTCCCCCCAGACGAGGACGACGCATTACTATACGTAGCTTCAACGGCTTCTTTCTGAATGGTATTCGTACTTCTTTTAAGGGGACGGACACGCCCCTGTCTAACAAGGCGGCCGCCCCCTCATGCTGAATAATACGATCTGTATCCTTATCCATACGTTAATCCTCTGTTGTGTCATTGATTTCGTATGGTGCCGCATCCGGTTCTTCAGGTTTGTTGACTTTAAGTTGGCATTCCAACTTAGACACTTCGGTCAGCGTCAATTTACCACCTAAATTGGCCATAATAGTACCATTAGGTATAGTCATGGTCTGTCCACTCACGAACTTTATTTTCCACGGACCGCGCAGTTCTACAAGGTCCGTCGGTGCTTTCCAACCGGTATAGTTCCCTGTTGATCCGACCAATGTGCCACCCATAACTGCCTGAATATTCTCATAATCCAACTGGATAAGGTTGAAGTTCGGTGCAATAGTCGCGTTCTTATTGGCTAACGTAAGAACTGGGGCATCTGGAACTTGCTCGGCTTCCACATCCGTGCTTTCCGGCTTCGTGCCGCCCCAGTCCCAGCTACCTTTTTCGATATAACCGATTTCCTTTTCATTGTATGTTACCAATGCAATGCCGTAAATAAATTTTTTATTTGCCATTTTTCTTCCGTTTTAGAATGATATATATTGCTGTTGCTATAAAAATGCTCAATAGTACGCCTATCCCGAATCCACAAAAAAACATTTTAACAGGATTCGAACGCTGTTTTATTTCCGTTTCGTACAGAGTAGCCATTTCCTCATAAGCCTTCCGATAGGATGCAGATTTTTTTTCGTAATACTCTACCAGAATCTGCAGGCTATCACAACTGGCATATACAGTAATTACGTCTTGATTACGGCTCACCGAAACATTAGCCTGCCCGCTCTTTCCGCTGTACGATGCCATCGGGGGGAGCTTCATCAGACTGTCAGCCTGTATCTCCAGCTTCACCTCCGATTTCGGAACCGTTTCCGTCCTTATCAGGTGGACTTCGTTGTCCAAACTGTCTGTCATCGTCTGTTCCGCTTCCATCTGAGTTCCCTGTTGCGTTGTTTTTCGAGTGCTCGCGCACCCCACGCAGCACAGGACAATCATCATGATGCTTGCAACTGTTGGCAGTATCGATAGCCTTGCGTAGGCGAGCCATCTCACGTTTTGTAGCTTGCAGATCTTTCCGTGTTGCATTAAGTTCATCTTTTAATGGTTCGACAATATTATTTACAAGAATTCGGGTGGCATGCTCAGCGTTATCAATACGCACTACTTCGGCTTCCGCCTGTGCCTTCTCAGCGTCCGCATTGGCTTGCTTGACTTTTGCTTTAAGTGTCAAAATACCAATTAAGGTTGCCAGGAGGGTGCCACCCAGTACGAAATTGATAATTTCACTGAGCTCCATCTTTACAATATTTTACTGTTTGATGCCTATTGATTTTAACCACTTAGGCACATCAAAACTCGGACATGCTTTTGCCGCAAGCTGATTGTGTCCAACAATACGGATATCAGGAAAGCGTTTATGAAAGTTCTTGACGTATGTTTCCATTGCTTTCAGTTGTTCGGATGTACGGGTGTCTTTAGGGGTCTTACCGTCCTTTGCGACCCCACCTACATAAACCACATGGCGTGAGACGGAATTATATCCGGCAACCCCATTTGTTATTTCCCAGTTGTCAACATTCGCATCCTCGTTATTGTCAACAAGACGTTCTACCTTCCCATCAAGATGTATCATATCCGTATAGCCTACCTGTTTCCAGCCACGCCCGCCCTTACTTACCGGGCCGGTGTGCCATGCTCGTATCTCATCAGAAGTTACTTCACGGCCTTCTGGCGTGGCTGTACAGTGTAATACTAAATATTTCAACTTTCCCATTGTTATGCTGCTTTATATCCACTGGTCATAACAACACCTGCATCTGCTTTCTTAAACATGCAGATGAAGTAATGACGGAAGTTTATTTTGTTGCGCTGATATTCCGGATCTGTCTCTGCTGCACTGTAATACATCTTTGTAGAGCCGGTAGCTTTGAACACGCGCTGCGTATAGAAGGCAAACGAACATTGGAATTCTCCAGCCTCTGCAGTTGCTCCAACAGTTTTCTTGTTGCCGGATGTGTCATACAGTGGGTTGTTACCAAATTCATAAATGTCAAAGCCATACAAACGACCAATTTTTCCTTCTGTCTGGTTTATATTGTATTGCTCCTTGAATTTCTGGTCTGCCATCAACAAGTCATTTACATGATCACTGCACAATACCAGGCGACGTCTGTCTGCAGGGACTTTAAGGTCGTCTAATGCTGCTTTCATTCGAACCAAATCCGAAGGGGTAAGACGTAAACGTCCTGTTTCCTCGACGCGTTCCCCGGTAGTAACAAGTACTGGAGTCTTATCTGTATTTTTGGAAGCGCACAATGCATGGGCTGCTTTGGCAAATTTTGCATCATTGATTGCATTTGAATGGCTTTCTTTTACTCTCGACATTTTGTCGTAGCTGATAGCATACAACTCATCGTCTGTAATAGGGGTCACCTTGGTCTGGAACTTATCCAGTTCAATGGCTATATCACTGTCGTCCAATGCCTGTAATGGGATGGGGTATGTCGTATTGTTGACAAGAACATCCGGGTCTACACCGACATCTACCAGGTGAATGACATCATTGTTCACCAAGGAGGAGCTATCAGGGATTCCGTCAAGCCATGTTCCCTCCAGCAGGCCACGTAATGCTTTCACCATTTCACCGGTCCAGATTTCCTTATACACTCCGGCACGAAGCACGCCTGACGGCATTGCATCACCAAACAGAGCGGCTATTGCATTCATGCCGACCGCACCTGCGACAGGAGAAATTCCGGCAGCTACCGCCAACATGCCACCTGTCAGACAGTTGAACAGGACGGCAGCCAGTAACATCAAAGTTTTCTTTTTCATTGTTTCCTTGTTTTTATAGGGTTTTACATTCAGATTTCACACTCCATGCCATACTCGGCCTTATACAGTCGTTTGTATTCTTCTGGCTCTTTCTCGCGCATTTCTTCAAGTTTATCCGACGGTACTTCACTCAATTTCTTATAAGTGGCCGTCGTTGCGGTTGATGCACCGCCTTGATGTCCGATTACTGCGCTTAGCTTTACTTGCGGTGACATGGCTTCAAAGGTATTTTTTAGGTCTTCTACACCAACCTTTTTACCCAGTTCCACAAACTGCTGTTTCTTGTCTGCTCCGATACGTTTTTCCGCAATGGCTTTTTCTACAATCGAAGTAATACGGCTAAGCTGCAATGTCTCATTTTCTTTTCGCAGTCTTTCTTCATTATCCTTGGAGGCCTTAAGCTCAGCAATTTTTGTACTGATAGCCGTCTCGTCCGCCGTTTCCGGCAAGCCCAACTGGAGGGCAATAATTTTCTGATCCATGTCTTTTGATTTTTGAGATTTATTGTTCAGTAATGGTAGGAGGCATTCACCATCCTTACCGAGATTTATCACTGTACCATCCTTTTTCAGAACAATTGCGTCATCATTGGAACCAATGTCTACCAATGAAACTTCAAACAACTTGCTCTTTGTCACGGTCGGTCTGGTCTGTCCTTGCACCAGATACTCATTTGCATCACTTAGCTCCAGAATGTCTATACCGACACTCACCATGCGCAGACTTCCAAACTCATACTGTTTCTTACAACGTTTCGACAGCTCTGTGGCTTCGTCAAACACCAGTTCTCCTGTAACCTCACCATCCTCCACTTTAAGGTCTTTTACAAAACCTATGACGTTGCCACGCTCATGCATGTACAGCAATACAGGATTGCGCTGGTATTGTTCCACATTCATACCAGCAGTCAGTACACGGGAACCGTAACTGTTCAGACTGTCATTTGATATTCGTACTCTTTTACCGTTCATTTTGCTTTCGCTTTTTGCGTTTTACGCTGCAATATTACAGAGCGAAAGATTAGCCGCCAAAAAAGTGTGAAATGGTTGCACACTTCTATGCAACCATTTCCTATCTTTTTTGCACTCAGCCTGAAACAATGCAACTTTGCCGTTAAATACAGCACGTATTCAACATTTTACAAGATATGAAGAAAGCAGACATTGAAAAGAAAAAATCGCTCGGAAGAGCTCTATACCTTTCCGGAATGGAACAGACTGAGATTGCCGACAAGATAGGTGTATCACGTGTTACTATCTCAAAATGGTGCTCAGCTGAGGGCTGGAAAGAAGCAAGAGCGGCAAAAAGCATCACCCGACCGGAATTGGTCAACAAATTATTGTTGACTATTGATACACTTATTGAACAGGTGAATGAGTCCAAAGATGCCAACCTTATTGCCGGTCTTGGGGACAAGTTGGCCAAATTGTCATCGGTAATCGAAAAGCTCGATAAGAAGGCCAACGTCGTTGATGCCATTGAGGTTTTTATGGCCTTTTCCAAATGGCTTGAACACAGAGCTCAGACAGACCCGGAACTTACTCCAGACCTCATCAAGGCCATCAACAAATATCAGGACAAGTATATAGTCGAAAGCATGGGCGCAAGTCTGGGGAGGTAATTTATGGCTACTCAAGCGGAAATAAAACAAAGGTATGCGGAATGGCAGGAGCATTGTAAGCACATCCAGTCCATCACAGATACAGCACTGCTGGCAAAGGAAACAGCAGTTGAAAAAGACAATCGCATTAGGCGTTTGCAGAAGGATTATGCCGCCTTTTGTGAATATTACTTCCCGCATTTTCTACAGTTGCGCGATAAGGTAACCGGTGAAGTCATCCGTACAATACACAACGCTCCGTTCCATAACACTGCTGCTTCCAAGGTAAAGAACACCCCGAATCTGAAAGCCGTATTCAAATGGCCAAGAGGTCATGCAAAGTCCACACACTTTGACATATTTATGCCACTATGGTTGATGTTCCAACCTAAACGGCTCATCAACTTCATGGTCGTGGTAGGTAAAAGCGAGGACAGTGCTATCCGTCTGCTCTCGGACATACAGGCAGAATTGGAATTCAACAATCGTATTCTTGCAGACTTCGGGGAACAAAAAAGTGTAGGAGACTGGCAGGAAGGCGAATTCACATCACGGTCCGGCGTGAAGTTCCTGGCTTGCGGACGTGGGCAGTCACCACGTGGTCTGCGTGAACGTGAAGCGCGTCCGGACTATATTGTAATCGATGACCTCGACGATGACGAACTTTGCCGCAACGAGAAACGTGTCAAAGACCTTACCGATTGGGTGAAGGAGGCACTTTTTGGCGCGTTGGATGTGGGGCGCGGACGCTTCATCATGGTAGGAAACCTCATTTCCAAGACCTCCGTGCTGGCCAACATTGCAGCTACCAAAGGAGTATATGTGTCGGAAATCAAAGCGGTTGACCGTGATGGCAATCCTGTATGGAAAGAGAAATGGACGAAGGAAGAGGCGCAGGAATACCGCGATTTCGTGGGATACCGGGCATGGGAGAAGGAAATGATGCACAACCCCATCAAGGATGGCACCATCTTCCGCCATGACTGGATACGTTTCAAAAAGGTGCTGCCGCTCGAAAAGTACGACCAGCTCGTGTGCTACACCGACCCTTCGTTCAAGTCAACCACAGCCAACGACTACAAGGCTTCGCGCCTGTGGGGAAAGACCGGCTCCGAACTCCACCTCATCGACTGCTACGTCCGGCAGGACACCGTGACCGGCATGGTGCGGTGGCTCTATGACCTGTACGAGCGCACACGCGACAAGGCAGCCGTCTTCTTCTTCATGGAGGCGAACTTCATGCAGGACATCATCCTGGACGAGTTCACCGAGGAGGGCAACCGCCGCGGCTACCAGCTTCCCATCATGCCGGACATGCGCAAGAAACCGGAGAAACTCCAGCGCATTGAGGCCGTTTCGCCCTTGTGGGAACGCGGTTTCGTGTTCTACAATGAAGCATTGAAGGACACTCCGGACATGCAGGTCGGTATAGAACAGACGCTCGCACTCGAACGCGGCAGCCGGGTGCATGATGACGCGCCGGACGCGGACGAGGGAGCCATCTGGATTCTACAAAAACATACAAGACAACAGATTTACAAACCGAGGCTTGGCATGAGGCGCCATTCCTCAAAAAACAGCTGGTGATATGTTCAGATTTATAAAGGACTTGATTTTCGCATGGCAATACAAGCGTGCCGTGAAAAAGGCCGTGAAACTTTCCAAACTCCACGGCATGAAGTTTTATGTGGTTTACCTGAACGGCGGACTGAAAGTCGTACCCAAGAAGGCTATCAAGGAACTGGTGGCACGCCGCCGGTTTCGCAAGGGGGTGACCGTGCAGGACATCGAGAAACGTGCATTGTTCGTAACGCATTGAAAGGAGGCATTATGTTCATTACAGACGAGGATTACAAGGTGGTCATCGGCGAGAGCGCGCTGAAGGTGGTGTCCCAGGTAAGCACGGAAAACCGCAGCAATGCCGAGATGGAGGCGCAGGAGGAAATGGCAGGATACCTGCGCCCGAAATATGACTGCGCGGCCCTGTTCGCCGCAGAAGGCGACGAACGCAACCGGCTCGTGGTCATGTACTGCTGCGACATTGCGCTCTACCACATGGCGGCGTCCCTGCCGCAGAAGATGGGCATGGAAATACGCAAGGAGCGTTACGAAAGGGCCGTCAAATGGCTGGAGGGCGTACAGGCAGGGAAGATTGTGCCGGATCTGCCGGTCGTACTGGACGAGGATGGTGAGCCGGTAAGCGGAACATTCATTTACGGGTGCCAGAAGAAACAACGCTATAACTGGTAGGCTTATGGGAATATGGAAAGACATAAGGCAGTATTTCGCCGGCCATGACGACCGGATGCTGCATACGAGATACGGAGACTTCAATCTCGCAAAGGAAGGCGACCGCAGGAAAGTGCGGAAGATGGTAGTCAACCTGCAGCGCACGACCGACGCGCTGACGCGGAAGGACATACAGGACTGGCGCAACGCCTGGCAGCTGGCCATCAACGTGGACAGCCCAAACCGCAAGCCGCTTTACGACATCTACCGGGACGTGGACGCTGACCTGCACCTGTCCGGCTGCATCGAACAGCGCAAGGGCTTCGTCATGTCGCGCTCGTTCAAGATTGTCGGCGCGGACGGCAAGGAGGTAGAAGACGCGGCACACTATTTCAACCAGGCATGGTTCCGCCAGCTGATGAAACTGTCGCTCGATTCCGTCTATTGGGGCCACTCGCTCATAGAGCTCGGCGACATAGTCACCGACGGGGACGGCTGCATCTGCTACGACGGGGTGAAGCTCATACCGCGCAAGCACGTCATACCCGAATACGGACGGGTCGTAACCGACCTCGGACAGGACTGGACGACCGGGCTGGAATATCGCCGTGCCCCGTTTACGGACTGGCTCATTGAAGCCGGGCAGCCTGACGACCTCGGGCTGTTCCTCAAGGCCGCCACGCAGACCATACCGAAGAAGAACGCCCTGGCGTTCTGGGATACCTTCGCGGAGATTTTCGGCATGCCCATGCGCATCGCCAAGACCACCACGCGCGACGAGAAGGAACTGGCCAAGATGGAAAAGATGATGGACAGCATGGGGGCAAGCCTTTGGGGAGTGTTCCAGGAAGGCACGGAGATAGAGGTCGTGGAAAGCACCAAGGGCGACGCATTCAACGTGTACGACAAGCGCGTGGACAGGGCGAACTCCGAACTGTCCAAGCTCATCATCGGACAGACCATGACCATCGAGGACGGCTCCAGCCTGTCGCAGTCGCAGACGCACCTCGAAGTGTTCGAGAACCTCGTGGAAAGCGACCGCACCATGCTGGCCGACATCGTGAACAACCAGCTCATCCCGCGCATGGTTAAACACGGCTTCCCCATAAAGGGCCTTAGGTTTGAATGGGACGATTCAGTGGATTACACACCGGAGCAACAGGTATCCTTCGAAACGATGGTGGCGGACCGTTATGAAGTTGACCCGAAATATTTTGCCGAAAAATATAATATGCCGGTAGGTGAAAGACGTAATTCCGGGACTTCCCTTATTGGAAAGAAGGGTAAAGAAGATGATGATGACAAGAACAGGCAAAAAAATGCACGGCCTTTTTTCGATTAAGCCCCGATGATTATTCGGGGCTGCACAGCCGCTATTCCATTTTGCTTGGAAGCAGTTCGCATCTGTCTGCCGATGGCGATATCCCATCAGAGCTTAAGGAAAAGCTCAAGTCAGCTTTTCAAGGAATGATGCGTGCTCTTTATAAAGAAGAAGGGGCATCGCTACGCATCGGCATTCTGGCAGAACCGGCAGCACAGGAATTCATCGGTCTGCACGCAGATACATTGAATAACTCTTTCCAGCAAGTGGAAATGTCGGACATAATGAGGAAAAGACTCAGCCGGTCGAATTATGTCTTTTCGGGCATGAAGGCTTTTCATGAACTCAACGAGTCGTTCCCGTCCTTATTGGATGAGAACGGCAATAGAAAGACATTCGAACGCTTCTTGAAAGACGTGCAAAGCATTGACGACACTTACAATTCCAATTACCTTCGTTCGGAATACAATTTCGTACAGTCCTCTGCTGAAATGGCTGCCAAGTGGGAATCTTTTATGCAAGATGGTGACCGATACTATCTGCAGTACCGCACGGCTAACGACGGAAAGGTGCGTCCGGAACATGCCGTATTGCATGGTGTTACCTTGCCTATCACGGACTCGTTCTGGGAAGAATACTACCCGCCAAACGGATGGAATTGCCGTTGTACTGTAGTCCAGGTTCGCAAGTCGCGTTATCCGGCTACACCGCACGATGAAGCAATGGCACTCGGAGAGGAAGCCCTGCAGTATGATACGAAAGGGATGTTCCGTTTCAATCCCGGAAAACAGGAAAAATCCGTACCGGACTACAATCCGTACACTACCAGCCGATGCCGGGACTGCGATATAGCCAAAGGAAAGGCTAAACTTTCCAAGGCGTTCATACCAGACAACGAGCTGTGCCAGGCATGTCAGTTATTGCAGAAATGCGTAGCGGACAAAACTAAATCGGAAAGGGCAATAGAGAGGACGCACTACCTTCATACGATGGAACCTTTGCTTAAGAAGTCCGTAATACTTAAAACCGAAAATCGGGATATCCGGGTTGGCTTCACTATTTATGGCAACAAGCATCTGTTCAGTGATACCTTCGGACGTTCGTCTGTTTTGACGAAAGATGACCTCGCCACACTTGACAAGGTGTTGGCGGCTGCTGAATTCATTGAATCGTCACCATTGACACACCAGCGTAACGATGGAATTGAGCGGTTCTTCTATTATGAAGCAATCGTCAGGGGTAAAAAAATAAGGTTGAACGTAGCAAAAAAGGTGTGGAAACAAAAAAGCGGATATATACAGGAAAGCTACTTCTTATATTCCGTTAACGACATAGAAAAATAAAAAAGCACTTCAGGCGGAGCTTAGGACTAAAATGCCAGGTTTCCATTCCTTCAGTGCTTGGATTGCAAATATACAAACAATTTATCAAAACAAATTCATTATGAACAAAATTATCTCTTTTTTGAAAGAAAGTAACCGATGGAAGCATCTTGTTGGGGGCTTTTTAGTTGGATTATGTGCATGCTCTTCTTTTGGGGCATTATATTCATCCGCTGTTGCCGCATCGTGTCTTGAATTAAAGGATAAACTACATGGGTGTCCTTGGGATTGGTTAGATTGGATTTTTACTGTGATTGGCGGGGTAATAGCATGTGCCTCATGGATGTTTATTAATTAAATGAAAGTAAAAAGGCAGTGTATTGTATTACCAATGTACTGCCTTTTTTAATTTATTCTGTTTCACTTAAAATTATCTTTGAAACATCATCCTTTTTCAGAAGAAAATCCTTAACACATGTCTTATAATAGGTACCTTCTCCAAACCATTTTATTTCTATCTTATTGTTAGACGAATATATGGTGTCGCTTTCTTCCATGGAAGACAACTCTATTAAAGGTGAAGTTAATTGTTGACTTTGGATATAGATATTTGCATGCGATTCATTACGAAATATTACACGATAATCATTTTCTATTGGAGGCAATTCTATATCCTCGTGACATGAGCATAAGAACAAAATTAAAATTAAAAAACTTATATTCCACTTCATAAAATATTTTTTGCTACAAAGGTATTTATTTTTCCAAGGAGCGGAAAACAACACATCTATAAATTTCAATATTCTCCACAATATCTTCGTGATTATGGTTGGTGTCGCTTTCCACCAGGTCAAATTCCTTAAAGGTCTCCCCCTCCATGCAGCTAAGGGTTTCGTGTATTTCCTCAAGCAGGTCGAACACTTCCAGGCTTTCTTCCTTGAATAGGCTGTCGTCACTCATACTACCAGCCCAGTCGGTTACTACATGCAAAGCGATTTCCGGCTCCGCACGATATTCCATTCCCGGCACGATAGCGTTCCACCTGATGGGCCGGAATTCCACGAACACCGCCGGTCGTGCCCAATTCTCCTCCTGCTCGATAAATTCTACATTATGGTTCCATAAATCAATGTGCTTAATGGCACCGCCGCCGACCTCTTTCAGACGGTCGCACAACATTTGGTATACTTCCTTTCTCATTTCCTTTCTATGCTAAAATCCATATCAAAATAATCGTTCAGATTCTCTTCAATTATCTCACGCACAATACGCTCAACTTCAGGCCCTGTACCGAGGAATCTTCGCCGAGGTATGCGAATGGTAGTCCCGGCACGTTTGAGGGCCATAAAACGCCAGAAATCGGCCTCTGTGGAAAGCTGGCGCGTCCTCTTGTCATTCCGCCGTTCACCATTCTTTTTCCGCCCGAAACTTCCGGTGGCCTCATAATATTTGTGCCAGAAAAAACGCTTCATTTTCTCAGTCACCACTATCTCTCCTCCGTCATTGTGGATGGCTGCATACGGCAAGTCGGTATAGAACGTTATACTGTCATCTGTTGTACGGCTCCGTACACTACGCCGGAGTGTGCCTGTATCCACCAATATCGTACCGCCCGGACGTGTCGGGCTTTTCCTTCGTGCCCAGGCATCATTAAAAAAAGCCTGACGTTCGAAGTTCCTGTCAAACTCATCGCCAAGCTCCACCCGGATATCAGACAAAATCCGGCGTATAATACTCTTTGTGTTCTTATCCATTCTGTTCGTTATCAAACTTAAAATATAGCTGGGTGTCTTCTGGCATTTCGTTTTTGGGGTTGGCGGAGGCCTTCAATATGTTATAAAAAGTCCTCTCGCTGATACCATACACAGGATATATGTACCTTCGCCATATTTCCCTGTTCGGGACACCTTTCTTGACGTAAAGGTCATATATCCTGTTGATGTCAGCGACACGTTTCTGATAACTTACACCATGTCGATTCCCCATATTTTGATACTGTCAATCCATAACCTGTTCTACTTTTGGCTTATAAGAACGGATGTCAAGCGTCATTTCGCAACTTACCGTCACACGGCCACTTCCTTCACACTGCGGGCATACTTCTGTCTTTTTTATGAAGCGTCCCGAAATGAGCACGCCCTTGCCGTGGCATTTACGGCAAAGGGCAATTTTGGGTTCTTTTGTTACATGATTTTTCATGCTGCATCTTCTTTCTTTGGTTCTACATAAAAGGTCTCGTCTTGAGCTACCTGAATTCCACATTTAGCCATCTGTGGTAACATATCTTCCGTATCACGGTCAGCGAGCAGCTTGTCCTTGGCTATCTCCTCTGTCTGTCGCACATATCCGGGAAGGAACTCTTTTACCAGCTGTAATGCGCTCGCCCAGGTAAAGCCCTTCAGTGTTTTCAGTTTCGGAGTACCGGTACGGAAACCTATCACGCCGTGCGCCATCTCCAGGCTTTTCTTTTTAGTGAATAGTTCTGTCTGGTTCTCTGTTGCATAGGCTTGTAATGTATCAAAGGCCTTTGTCTTTTCATCTTCAAGCTCGGCAAGTTTACTGGCATACTTTTCGCGGATCTTCGCACACTGCAGTTCGATTTCTGCCGTAATTTTCGCACTCTGGGCATCTGCTTTTGCATAGACGGCAAACGCTTCATCTGCCACTTCTCTTGTTACACCGGTGATAATCACCTTCTTTTCTCTTTTTGCCATAATTTTTGTTTTTAATGGTTTGAAATTGTCTTATTCTTCATTGTCATAGTCTTGCATCTCAAGTTCCGGGTCTATCAGACAGGCTTCATGCTGGGTGTATGCCCAGTCTGCAAAAAAGCCGGTCGAAAAATTCAGCTGCTTCTTCACGTTCCATGTTCATAGTGGCTTCTTTGGCTTGGGTTGCCAGCTCCTTTAACGCTTGTTCTGATTTACTGTCCATATCATTTAACATTTTGGGGCGTTCGGGTCTATCAGGACATACCCTATACCGACCGCCGGTTTAACTTTCTGTTCTTGTTTTTCCCTCAAACCGCCTTTGCGCTGAATGCTGCGCAGCTTGACGGCAAGTTGTTCCAATTCCTCTGCGCTAATTTTCCCAAACGGTTTTCCGGCTATTCTGGGATGTTTGCAGAAATCATTGATGCGTGCCCAATCAGAGGTATCAATACCCAACTTCTGCATCAGCTTCAGGCAGACACTCCGGCGGTAACGTAATTCTTCGCGCATTTTCTGTCGCCACTCATCTTTCCCGATTAATTTTTCCAAAGCATCACAACAGGTATTATATTCCTTTCGGGTCATTTCTCGCAGACTGTCCGTGCGCTTGCACGTGTACTGTAATACAATGCTCTTTTTGAATTCTTCCCGGTCACCTCGATAGGCCAACTTGTTGAACGAGGCATAAAACCGGGCGAAATTGGTTATTTCCTGTGCCATATCATTTTCCGTTTAGGATCATCTCACACTCTGTTGATTTTATACTGACACGACAAACTATCTTATCGGGTATGAGTGATTTTTTCACGCATTCTTGTTCTGTTTGCTTGTAATAAATTTCTTTGAAATGCTTACCCAACTCTGACAGGATTTTCGTGTTGTATTCTCCACAAAATCCTACACGTGAAGAAAGTGTTTCACGGATTCTTCCTTTATATACTGTAGCAGTCAAAGTGATTACTACAACACCGGATTTCATTTTCACATCACCCATATTTTTACATATTAAAATGGTTCTCAAACAACACCTTAATACCGCATGAACTGGCTACATCAAGCTCCAGCTTTGCCCCTTTGCTAAGTTCCCAACCATGCAGCATATAAATAAAATCACAATCGAGCAATAGGGCAATGTCGGCCCGCATGTGCTCTCTCCAGTGTGCCTCTTCCGGCAACCCGTTCTTGAACGGATTTACCGGGCTGTAGCCTTTCAGACTCAAGAAACGTTCGGCCTGATCAAATGCCTGGCGACGTTCTTCCAAATCATAATGGGCAATAGCCCCGCTGATATAAACTTTCCCGTTTCCCATATCATTCTTGTTTTGATAAGTTGTTACTTGTTTGTATAATACCGTCTTCCCACACGACATAATAGCTTCCGGCTTCACCGATAGCTCGGCCTTGGCAATATGCCTTGTATCCGACTACGCGTATTTTCATGTCACATATATATTTCAGACGAACAGCACCAGCCCCCATCGGCTGACTTTTCTTTTCCTGACTGATCCAGATAAAACATTTTTTCGGAAATTGTTCCATCAGTTCAACCGCATGGGGATAATCCCAGTCTGCAACTTGGAATGAGTCAATAATGATAAACTTTGGAGATTTAGGCTTTTTCAACCTACTAACGAGTTCATCGTATGTATCATCTGTTGCTACCCGAAACTTGCCTTGTACTTCATTCATACCCAAATACCCCATGCGCTTTTGAAAGCTCTGGTTTACCTTTTCCTCATAGCTCATATACAGTACCAGCCCATAATTGCACAGTTCCTTGGCAAGCTGCATCACGAATGAACTCTTACCGCTGGCACTGGCCCCGCTAATGAACCAAGATGCGTTCTCTGCCGGGAATCCAAATGGGGCACTCCATTTCTCACCCCACGGCAGCGTCACCCATTTCATGGCCGCTATTTCTTTTGGACTGTACGCACGTTTCATTACTTACCCCTCTTTTTTCAATTTAGAAATGAATAAATCCGCCCATTTAACGGCATTTTCTGCATCATCTTCGATAGAATTAAAAGAAGTTTTTACCCAATGTAAGAAAAGTTCCTTTGCTATCTCATATCGCCTTTTCTCCCAGTCTGTCTCGTTTGCTTTTTTCATTTCACGATGGATGCCGATAACAGCATCCATTGTCTGCATTTCTATTCTTGTCATCATACTGTTGCCATTTTTAGTTTCTCAATTTCTGTATAGACTCTCCTTAATCCACCCCGTGTCTTGCGTACAATCTGTGCGATATCTGCACCTTCAGGAGCGTTCACCTTTGCCACAATCCGTGCTTGAGTAGTCAGGAATGCCTCACGTTCTTTTCCGTCATCCGGGGTAACCTTGCTGTATCGGTCGCCATAACGACTAAGCATTTCGGTATATCCGACCTTCTTGCATTCTATCGAACGGTTTATCTTTTCCTTCAGACCGTCCGCGCCCATCATATACCACGCACAGCATCGTTCGGTAGCATTCCACAAAGCCTTCAGCTCCAGAAAAGCCTCATACTGTAAGTCGCCAGCTTCATCCAGAATAATGAGTGGATTATCAATAGACCGGAGGTAATACACAAGATCCTCGTAAACATCAGTATAACGTCCCTTGCTGTCAACACCGAACTCGGTGGCAATTTTACGCACCAGCTTCAGCTTTGTTTTTACCTGTGAGCAGTCTATGTAAACGGCGTTTTTGTGGTTCTGTACGTAATATCGTGCCGTGAACGTCTTGCCGATGTTCGGAATATCACAAAGGATAGCCGAGAGACTTGACTGCTGTGAAAACTCCAGCTGAGCAGTAATATATTCGAATGTGGCTGTCTTTGCAGCTTTCCATTCCATTTCACCACGCAGGTTTACGCCTAACCTGCGGGCAATTCCTATCCAGTTTGCATCACTTAGCACTTTATCGGTCTGCCCATTTTTAACGGCACTGTACACCGAAGTGGTGATACCAAGGGAGGCGGCATGTTTGGCGTCACTCGGATAATTGCCGCGATTGGCGGCAATCGCCTCCATAATTCGTTTTTTCTGCGCTTCTGTAATCATAATCTGACGCTGTTATAATGTTATTCTAAAAGTCTTCTAATGCTGTTCGAGCGTTGCTTACATCCGGTATCCACTCGCCCGAATCGTTTATGTTCGCCACAGAGGGCAATTCGAGGCTTTCTGTTGGCTTTTCTTCTTCCGGCTGTACTTTCGCCACGCCAACCTTTTCAATGGCGTTGTCACGGACATATTTGCCGAAACTGCTGATTTTCTTTTGCTGTTCAACATAGTTCACCACATCTTCCTCTGTTTGTTCCGCAATTACACGGTTGTAAGTTTCAACCTTTTCTACTTTGTCTATAAATCGGTCCCCTTGGAAAATATATACATCCTGAGGTTGCCCGTTTTCGTCTGGTAAATAATAAGCAGTTACCTTGTAGTTATTCGTTTCCAAACGTTCAAGAACGGAAGTATCACTGAGCCACCAGTCCTCATAAGCTACACGTACTGTGGAGTTGCGTCTGATGCTTGTCTCTACACGCTCGCCAATATAGCGGCTTAAGGTCAGTTTGTCATACTTGCGGAGTGTCGGGTTTATGTTTGCTACCAAAACATCCCAACGTGTCATACCGGGATATTTTTTCTGGTTTGGATGCAAGCTGTTATTCCATTCGGCATTGTCTTTCCTGTCATCTGCGACCAACTGCTCATAACTGAAATATGCGGCATCCTCGTAGGTGTCATTGTATTCGTCACTTACTTTCTTGCTTTCCACGCGCCATTTGCCTTTCCCGTAGAAACGACCGATACCGGCATGGTTCTTATGGATGATGCTGCGTTTCTTGGCTCCATTCAAAGGTTCTGCATATTTTTCCTGAGAATTTTGCGGAGCGCAGAAATGGACGAAATTGAATGCTACACCGGCTTGTAAAAATCCCTCTTTATATTCACTCATCAAGTGGTTTTCAACCTCAATACCGGCCGGTATTCCCCAACCGTTTCGCTCAATGAGCCGGAACATGTCACGGAAACACTCTACGACAAGCATTTGGTCTTTCTTTCTTCCATAACTGGCACCTATCACACATTGGCTTACCACATCATAGGCGTAGTATGCGTGTATGCGTTGCTTGGTGTCTTTTAGCTTGCGTGTTAAGTCCACGTCATCCATGGTTATCTGCGACAAGCTGAACTCTCCGTTATGACGATGCACGTGTGGCATCTGCTCGTGCATGAAAGTTGTATATCCGGAAAGGGCATGCTCAAGGAGCAGCTTGTTATTAGGCTTGTTCAGTACGTTGTTGATGGTACTTTCGCTCAATGATTTTGGTTCTCCGTTCTTGTCTGTCCAATCGTCAGGATTGAACACCTCACCGGTATCATAATCCCAACACTCAAGCTCACCACAAACGAACGAAAGATACATCTCGTGCACATTGGTGTTGAAAGGCTTGTTTTCCTGTGCGGCAAGACTTAGAATCAGCCGTTCTGTCTTATAGTCAACCTTTCTTGCACACTGATTGCCGAATTTTCCGCTGATGAGGCACTCATAACCGTATTGCTTGTATTCGTTTACTTTTTTCCTGAAACGAAGGGTACTTGCCGGTAGGTCATGCCCAAATTCTTCACGCAATGTTTCAATGGTCGTTGACATCATGTCCCAGTTGTATTTTTCGCCCATCAGCTTGCGGTAATCACGGCTTCTGTTGTACAGTTTGATACAGGTGTTCAGCACAGAGGCATTCACCGCATATTTCCGGGCAAGTTCCGCTGTCGCTTTGTCACTGTGTTGGCTGGCTGCCCAGTTCGTAAAGAATACGACTGCAGCTTGGTCAAGTTCATAGTTCGATATGATCCAGCCACGCAACCGGACTTCATTACCTCCAGGATAGACCTCATCGACCTTTTCTTTGTAAGCGGTGGGCAGACTATCGACAGCAACCAAGGCATAGCTTCCCGACGCACCGCCACCTCGACGCACCACATCGATACGCCCGCGTGCAGACAGTTGCTTGTAGTTTGGAAGGGTCATAATGCCGCCATCCACAAGCTCCCGCGCCGAAATGCATAGTTTGTTGCCGTAATATTCCATATCCGCCTCCTCTTATCTTAAAGTCATCGCCCAGTCTTGAATTCCTGGAATTTCCCTGATGTCACCTACATAATCATAATGGCGTACATTCTCGCCGTTGTGGAATACGTCGCAGCTGCCGTCAATAAGAGAGAACTCCAGCAATACTCCGTTTGGTAAGTATTGGCGCATATAGCGGTCTGCGTCAAACAGTGTCTCTACATCTGGTATAACTGTCATTACTATGCCACCGCGTTCCATCGCCAGCTTGCGGATGCGTTTGGCCAACTCCGTGTTGCCACGCTTCTCGTCAAAGCGGATGGCGTTGTAAACAGTACGTTCCGTTACGCCAAACGCTTTCATGATAAATTCACGGTCTTCTTTTTTGATGTGGATGTACTTTTTCATATTCTTTCGTTTTTAATGATTTAATTCGTTATCTTTGTTGCGTTTTCAAAAATGTACAAGCTATGAAATATGTTATCCGAATACTGATTCCATCGTGCAGCGAACCCAACTATATCGAGAAATATAGGCGTAACCTAATAACGTTCTGCCGAATTGCTCAAATTCGCAAACCGGTACCGCAAAACTTGCCAACCGGGGATGCTTTCGTAATTGACCTAAAAGGTCTCTCCGAACATACACAACTTCTGTGGCTCCACATACTGTCCGACCTTGCGGCATTGAACCGCCATTATAGCGTCGAACTCTTGTCTCTACCAGACGACTGGCCACCTCAAGAGGTTTACTGATTGCTTCTTTCATATCTCACTCATTTTAGTTGTTAAACTTAGTAGGGCGCGGGGAATCGAACCCCGTCGGCTGTCTTCTATATTCGTTTTCGCTTTCCAACTTTCCGGCCGTGCCAGCCGCCCTTTCCAACCCGTCTTTCCGGGCTGTCAGTTATCCGGTCAATCCTTTTGCCTTGACCTACCTTGTATCTTTATGCCATTACCCCTGATTGTCCAGTCGCAATCGTATGGGCAACTTTCCACATAACCCCTAATTATGTCCTTTACATGTGTCAGCGTACACTTCCAAAATTCCCAGCGGCACACTCTGCCGTCCGTGGCAGTCAGCATCACCGCCCAGACATCATTCCTGCATATCGTCGTTTTCATTTTATATCCTCCATTTAAGCTCGTTTAATCCTTAATATTCGTTATTCTCGACCTTTTTTAGTATATTTGGCCGCTCGTTCTTCGTTGAACACGTTGCAAAGATACAGAATATTCTGCAATTACAAAAGAAATGGGAATAAAAAATACAGAAATATCTGCACGTATAGCAGAAATAATTGAAAGAGCAGGGGAAAGCCCCAACTCTTTTGCCAAGCGTTTGGGCTATTCACGTGCTCAAACCATTTATGATATACTCAGTGGGAAGTCAGCTCCGAGCTATGATTTCTTTAATCGATTTGCAAATACAGAATATTCTGCAAATATAAGCCTTCAATGGCTTCTTACTGGGAAAGGCGAAATGCTAAAAGATAAACACATAAATTACCAAAGACAGAAAGAATTAGCTTATCATGTTCCGGAAGGAAGTCATGAAGGAATTCCTCTTATTCCTGTTGAAGCTATGGCTGGTGCCCTTACAAGCGAGCGAACTGTATTAGAATATGAATGTGAACGATATGTCGTACCGGTATTCAAAGGTGCGGATTTTTTAATACCGGTTAAAGGATCATCCATGTATCCGAAATATTCTTCAGGAGACATCGTGGCTTGTCAACGCGTACCAATGTCAGACTTGTTCTTCCAGTGGAATAAGGTATACGTCATTGACACCAACCAAGGAGCATTGATCAAGAGGATAAAACCTGGAAGTACGCCAGATAAGGTTCTTATTGTATCAGATAACGAAAAATATGATCCTTTTGAGTTACCTATCTCTGCCATCCATGCAGTAGCACTTGTTATCGGGGTTATTCGTCTTGAGTAATTCGACGTGTATCCCTGTTACTCCAGATATATGGGTGCCCCCCCTCCTGATAGTCTAAGACACATAACAAAAGCTGGTTTTATGGGCTTTTAGAGGTAGTATAAATAGAAAACTTGTGGTTTTTATGGGGGGGGTATCAAATTAAAAAAAGACCTCATTAACATAATTATGGTATTTTTCCTATATCCCATAAGGCACCATAAAACCCACTTTTGTAACCCCACTTTTCTAAAAGTGTAACCCCACTTTGTAACCCCAGCTGTAACCCCACTGCGAAAAAACAACTTCTTAGGCACAAAAAAGGGAGGTTCAACACCTCCCATAAAAGTATGCCAATAAAATGGCATTTTAATGGCTTTACAACGTTGTTGCAATCATTCCTTAGTAATAGCCCCAGAGCCACCCGAAATAAGCGTAGATTGCTTTATTATAGCCTTTTTCGTGCAAACGGTGCCATTCCCAGACAGTCCGGCATGAAGCAGATAATTCTTTGTTGCTCCTACCTGGTCAGCTGTCAGAATGGTATAAACGGCCGATATGCTACTAAAATACCAGTCTTTGCGTTTTGTGCCCTCTATGCTATGCAGAAGGTGTACATGTATCACTTTTGCCATATTATTACGTTTTATAGCCGCAAATATACCAAATAATAGATATTTGGAATATATTTAGATATATCTTTTTTGATTTTGAGATAAAAAAACGGTATTCACCCTCCCGGATCAATTTGCCAATCCATATTTCGGCCTCAACGTAAACCGTATGTAAGCCCTTTATAATAATCCGTAAACTATCGAAGCCTCAACATGCCCTAAAATTAAACCCAATGTAAGCCTATGTAAACGTTTCGTTTTAATCCGCCTTTCACACCGTTTTCGTGTAACTAACTGAAATACAAAACAATCAAGCCACTTTTCACCCAATCATCGTTATACACTTCGTTCTGTGCCCCATA